CTTACACCAAGCAAGTCAAGGCAGCTTACGTGCTGAACAATGCGTTCAACACCGCAGTTACCTATGGCGACGGCGTGACCCTGTGTAACACGGCTCACCCGCTGATCTCTGGTGGCACCAACAGCAACCGTCCGACAACAGGCGCTGACCTGAACGAGACCTCGCTGGAAAATGCCGTTATCCAGATCGCAGCTTGGACTGACGAACGTGGTCTGCTGATCGCAGCGCGTCCCAAGAAACTGATCGTGCCCCCGGCACTTCAGTTCGTTGCGACCCGTCTGCTGGAAACAGAACTGCGTGTCGGCACCAACGACAACGACATCAACGCAATCAAGAACAACGGCTCTGTGCCGGAAGGCTATCGCGTCAATCACTACCTGACTGACACGAACGCTTGGTTCCTGATGACTGATGTCCCCAACGGTCTGAAGCACTTTGTTCGTACCCCGATGCAAACCGGTATGGACGGTGACTTTGACACCGGCAACGTCCGTTATAAGGCTCGTGAGCGTTATAGCTTTGGCGTATCCGACCCGCTGGGCATCTTTGGCTCTCCCGGAGCCTAAGGAAAGGGGGGCTTTACGCCCCCTTTTTTCTGGTATATAAAGTAGTAATTCCGGGGTTTAAACAGGTGTTTGCGAATAGACCCGGCTAACGTCATGCAGATCGCTTACACCTAACTCGCATGAGAGGACAACATGGCAGTCTCTACTACCCAATCCATCTGGCGTTCGGGTGGCGGCGATCAAACCCGTACCGCATATTGCGGCACCGGTCTGATGGTTGCCGAATTTTACTTTGATGCAACTCAGGCATCGGGTAACGTGCTGAACGCTTCTGGCGGCGTTGCCGTCATTCTTCCTGCTGGCGCTGTCATTGTGCAAATTAATGCAAATGCAGCAGCTACTGGCGGCACGAATCCCACATTTGATATCGGTTTTACAACTTATTCGACTGGCTCTGCTTCGGCTCAAGCCATTCTGAATGAGTCGGATGCCGATGCTGGCAAACAGATTTTTGATTGGGCATCTGCCACCGCAGGTTCATCCATGAATGCCATCCTATCGGCTACGGAGATGGTTTACATCACCGGTCGTAAGGGCGCATCTGCTCCTACCGGCGGTTCGATCAGTGGTCAGATTCTGTACTACGTCACCGATCCGTACCTCGGTCAGCAGAACGTCTAATAAGGAGGCATCGCCATGATGCAGACAGACGTTAAAGGCGCAACCTGTGCAGCAAATGGCTCTACCACGGCTTACAACGGGCGTACCCGTTTAAAGGGGCTGTGGTATAGCGCAACTGGCGCGGGAACCATCGCGGTCAAAGACAACGCTACGACCCTGTTTACCCTGACTATCGGCGGCGCAGAATCCAATTATGTTCTGCTACCCGGTGAGGGTGTGCTTGTGCAAACAAGTCTGGTGATTACCAACAGCGCAGCAGTCGCAGGAGTTGCCTTCTATGGTTGAGGAAAAGAAATTTGTGCTGGCGGGGAGAAGTCTGTTTGTTGCCATTCCGGCATATGACGGACGTATATGCATACATTCTGCATATGAATTGCCACAGCTTGCTCTGGCTTCTCTAAAGCACAAGTTTTCTATCCACTTGGGTCACCTATCAGGTAGCTCAATCATCACCCGTGCTAGGAATTCTCTGGTCAATCAGTTCATGGAATCTGATTGCACAGAGATGTTGTTTATTGACTCGGATATTCATTTCAAACATCAGGACGTTCTCCGGATTATGGCTCTTGGGTCAGACCGGGATGTCCTGTGCGGGTCTTATCCTCGAAGAGCGGCAGACCAGAAGTTCTTTACCGACATCCATTACAACGAGTATGGCGGCGTGGAACTAACGGAAAACGGTCTTTTAAGGGTAGATCGGATTGGCACAGGATTCATGTTTATACGCAGACATGTTATCGAGAAGCTAATCAAAGACCACCCGGAATGGAAATACTGGGTCAATGTAGAAAACAAGCATCACTATGCCTTATTTGATTTCAAGGTAACGCCAGAGGGATACATGGGCGAGGACTACCTGTTCTGTGATCGTGTAACAGAGGCAGGATTCAAGATCTATGTAGACCCGGAGATCAATCTAGGTCATTTTGGAAACACAGAGTTTACGGGGCATTTTGGTAAACAAGTCCTTCAACCCATGATTGAAGAGACACTACTTCTACAAAAGAAGGTGGCAAATGGCTAAGACTCCAGCATGGCAAAGATCAGAAGGCAAGAATCCGAAGGGTGGTCTGAACGCGAAAGGTCGCGCTTCAGCAAAGAAGCAGGGGATGAATCT